TTTAATATAATCAAAAGAAAATACCATCTTATTTCCGCGGCCAACCTTTGAATAGTAAAAGCGTTTAAGCGTGTTAATCATGGAATCGACATCCATACCTCCGACGTTGTAGTAGTAAAACTGGAGCTTCTTGACCTTGCTCCAGACGGAGCGCACTTTAGACACAACCTCTGGCCCAGCCTGCCTCCACTTGCCGCTTTCTAACAAGTGGGACGCGACTCCAGAAATAGAAGCACATTGCCGAATTATTAATTCTTCTTTACTCATCTCTCCATTGTCGAAGTGCAAAACTGGAACATCATACCTGGCTGAAACTTGGGTGGCGTAGTGCATACAAAACTGAGTCTTGCCTACTCCAGAACGTGCGACAATAACGGTGATATTTCCTGGGCGCAAAAGAGAACCATAAATCTCATTGATCTTTGGATGTGGTCCCATCATGCCAAACTCATCGATTGGGTTGTTGCCCCGATCTTCGATAAAGTCTTCCATCTCCTCATAAATATTTGACGGGACATCATCGCCGACCTCAAATAAATTAATTTTATCGTTATATATCTGATCGGCGTTTTCAATTATCTTTAAGTACGAAGTGTCTGTGGATACACTTTTCATTGATTCCGCAATGTTGTTTGCTGTCTTCGTAATCTCTCTTCGGACGCTGTATTTTTTAAGCTCTTTAATGGAAGACTCAATCTTTTCTTCCGAGTTGATCCTTCTCATTGAGAGAGATCTTACATAATCAACTAGAGAGATGTCTTCCTCAAACTTTATCCCTAAGTCTTTGATTCTTTGAACCAAAACTATATCGTCGATACTTTCGTCTTTTTGGCAAGCCCTCTTTATGACCGCAAAAATAGTTTTGTGCAATAGCGATCCATCATAAAAATCTGATTCACCAATAAGGTGCATGAAGTTTATGAGCGTATTTGGCTTTTGTATAAAGGCGGCTAAAACCTGCTTTTCAATTTCGAGACTATATATCATATGTAGCCCATACTACATAAAACGCTTGGCTTGTCAAGCACTATTCCGACTCTTGGCTTAATTCGTAACTATTTTGAGTATACTCAGTTATGTAATTTTCTATAGATTTAATAAGCCCAGACTCTGTAATTTGAGACTCGCAGTTTGTGTAAACAACTGGAGTGCCCTCTTCGTTGCAGTAGGCTATTATAAAGCCCTTGTAGGACTCTGCGCCACCTGTAAGTTCATATAATTGAGTAAGAATTTTAGGGGGTAATTCAAAATTTTTAAATTTAGGTTTAGATTCCATCCTCAATATTTTACACTACCCCAAAAGGTTTGCGAAAAAATCTTCTGATAATTCGTCATCTGGGTAAATTTCTATTAATCTTATGTCGTTCATTTCACAAAATTCTATTTTTTTGTTATCTCTACGTATTTGGCGAATAAAATTGGCTCTAGTCTTGTGAAAATGCTTTACAAACTGTAAATGCTGAGCACCTTGCACTTCAATCGCTATTTTTCTATTGTGGTTGTAGAAATCTAAAGATAATTGAGTGCCTATAACCCTGAATTCCTCATATACAGCATCATATCTCCAATGCTTATATATATATTTTCTTACCTCTGCTTGAAATTTACTACGGCATTTACCGTTCCACTTAATTTTGTACTTATGTGGGCTTTTGAGAGGCTTTTCTTTGCCATATAAGGTTAAGAACTTCAAATTAATTCACCAATATTGGATTTAAAATAATTAATTAAAAACTCAGAAAGCCCCTCATTTTCTTCAATCATCTTAAATAGATTAGCTTCTCCTTGTATCTTCTCTGGCAAATCTTGCGTAACGCCAGCAACAAGCTCTTTAAACTCTTCTCCAATTGTAATCCAAGCACCCTTTTTAGTAACAAACTCCCACATATACAATAAGTCGACAAGTTCTTTTTCTACCCAAATAGACTTGCCACCAGTTCTACCATATCTGATGGGGTACGGAATGGTGTTGTTAGTCTTCTCATTTGGGGACTTCTTGATCGTAGCTTTGGCCCAATGGCCAATAATAGGGTTAGTCTTAGGGTCTGGTTGCTTCTTTGTTGGATCTTGTAAAATCATATCAGATCTAAATCGAGGCTCAAACTCAATAATATAGTTGGCAAAGTGTAAAAGCGCATTACCTCCTGTTGCTGACGTCTGACGTATCGGAGCTTTGGAGTAGGGGTCTAACTTGATGTCTGCCCTCACTTGGCTGATGAAAATGGCCATATGACCCCTTTTTGCAAGAGAAATGGACATTCTCTTCATAAAGTTCGCTGCAATTACTGCTCCGCCAGCCACTTTGTTAGAATCATAAAAGGATTTATCAATATCTACTTGAGATATTAAGCCGTCAACAGAATCTAATATGAAGCAGTAGCGCTGCTTATCTTCGTTTTGGTCAACTAAGGTCTTGATAGCGTCGACTACAACCTCATAAATATTACTTTCAAAAACAAAGCAGGTGCCATTTACCCAATCTTTTGCATTATACACAAACTTGACGCCAGCCCGAGCTACCATCTCGTTTGAAAGACGACCTTCAGCTTTGATGTAAAAACCTTTGGCTTGCTTTTGGGTGTTAAGCATATTCTTCATGACCTCTAAAGCTGCAGAAGTTTTGCCGCCCTCGTTCATACCCACAAACCTGTGTAATCCTGGCCCGAAGCCACCATTTAGGTTCAAGTCGAGTTGAAGAGACCCACTGGATGCCTTGTAGTCAATCGTTTCCTCGAAGTTATAATGTTGTCCTTTTTTGTCTTTAAGGAACTTTTCTAGTATTTCTGAATCTTTATCGCTCATTTAAGTAAATCTTTTGTATTCTTTGGTTTATTATCGTTGGGAATGTAATCTTTTCCAGTTTTTTCTCCTAAAACAATGGATTCGTATTTAGACAAGTCGACTTTAAAGTTAAAATTTCTCCATTTTCTTTCCATTGTTGATTTTAGTTCCTTGGACACTAAGTAAGCTAGGCTATCGTACTTCTTTGGGAAAGTAGCAATTTCCAAAAAGTCTAGAGAATATCTGGCCTCTAGGTCTTTTAATAGCTTCATCTCCCTAGACCAAAAGAATCTCTTTTGTACCTTGGGAACCTCAATAAGCCTTTGGATTGCTAGTTGTCGCCTTCTATGTGGCGTTAATTTCTTCAATGTCATTGACGACCATCCTACGAACTAACGTGGTAAAGTCAACACTTTTTTCCCAATTAAGGTCTTTTTGTGCTTCAGATGGATCTCCAAGCAAAAGTTCAACTTCAGCTGGTCTATAAAAATCTTTATTTATGTTCAATAAAATAGATCCAGTTTTAGTATGAATTAATTTTGTGTTGATTGGGTTGTCTTCTTCATGCCAATGAGTTTCTATTTCTGCAGCTTCGAATGCTTTTTCTACAAACTCTCTAACTGTGTGAGTTTCTCCAGAAGCTAACAAATAATCTTTTGGTTTTTCCTCATTCAACATTAACCATACTGCTCTAACAAAATCATAAGCATGGCTCCAGTCTCTCTTAGCTTCGATATTTCCTAAATCAAATGGTTCTGGCTTTTCGCCTTCATTTAATTCTTTTTTAATTCTAGCAGCATTCATAGAAATTTTTCTGGTAACAAACTCTTCACCTCGACGTTCTGATTCATGATTGAAGAGATATCCTTGGATAGCAAATAGATTATAAGAATCTCTCCAAACTTTAACAATTTGTCTGGCGGCAACCTTCGATGCGCCGTAAGGGCTTCTTGGTCTGGGCGGGTGATTAAGATCTTGTGGACTATACATGACATCGCCGAACTCTTCAGAAGAGCCAGCATTATAATATTTACAATCGGGACAGATCTTGCGAATAGCTTCTAATTGACGCATCACTCCTAGGGCGTTTACATCAAAGTGATTGGCTGGCATGTGCCAACTGTTGCCAACAAAAGAATTTGCCGCAAAATTTATAAAGTAATCTGGTTTAATTTCTTGAATTACGCTGAACATACTATGCTCATCGGTTAGATCCATTTCAATAAGCTTGAATTTCGGATTTAGCTTAGCTTTTTCTATATTTTTGTGATTGGGAACGCTCAACCTTCTTATCGCTCCGTAAACTTCTAGATCTGTAAATTTCAATAAAAAGTCAGCCATATAAGATCCGACTTGTCCAGTAACACCAGTAATAATAACTTTTTTCATTTTTATTTTTTATATCTAAACCACAGCACAACCATGACTATAGCTGATAATAAACTTAAACAGTAATTTATCAACCACCAAAAATCAAAGCCTACTCTTAGGATAGTGTAAGATATAGCGGATACGTATCCAATGATAGAAAGAATAAAAAGAGAGATACTGACGTCTTCTACTTTTTTTGTTTTTATGCTTTTAATTATTTGCGGCCAAATGCAAGTGCTAAAGCATACTGTATATACTAAACCTAAAAATTGTTCCATTAGGATTTATTTTAAATCAGCTCGTTGTTTTTTCCACTCAACTCGGTGTCCAGTTACCCAAGTTAATAAAGCTCTTTCAAAACCTATATCTTCGCCAGCTTTTTCTGATTCAATCCACTTGTGTTTTAAGATTTCTTCTCTTTCCGCCAAAAATTCTTGGTATAATGTAGAACCAGTGGCAAAATGACCAGACATCAATAATCTCCTTGGACCGCCTCTGCTTTAGAAAGTTCTGGATTAATTTCGAGGAGTGAAGCATCTGACTCTAATTCTTCTGAACCTTCTACTTTTTTGCCAGACCTCCACTGTCTGCAAGACCAATATCTGGCTTTGTATTTGGGGCCAGGATTTGTATCACATTGATGTCTAGCTCTAAATGATTTGCGACGAGCTGGATCATCTCTTTTGATTTCCATATTTGGATCGCCAAAGGTAACCTTTACAACATTGCCTTTATCATTTTTAACATATACCCCAAATTTCTTTTTAGATCCACTTGGGAGTCTAAAAGGTTTATTTAAGGTTTTTTTTTCGGCTTGAGTTTCGCACTCCCAATCTTCCGAGTCTGAATATTCTAACATTTCTACGTCTGAAATTTTTGAAGACAAAAGATCTATTTTAGCTAAAGCAAACTCTACTTTTGAAAAATCATCATATGAAGATTCTACTGTAAGATTTTGAACTTCTTCTTCTGAGGCTTTTGCTACGTCTTGATCTGCTGCTCTGTAAGATTTTTTAACCTTACCTCCGCGAACCATCTTTAAGAACATGTTCACCCTGGCCATTGCCCAGCTTCCTCTGGTTTGGCCAGGCCTATGCGAAGTGGAAAAGGCTCCCGCACCTCTACGATATATTTTTTTTAACATTCCTAAAGTTACCTTTTTGGAACGCTTTTCGTTGTGCTCTTTTACTTTATTTTTGAGAGCTGTTGTGACTTTTTCACTAAAGTTAATTGCGCCAGCAGCGGAACCAGGCTCATTTACTGAAGACCCTTCTTTTCTTTCTTCTGGCTTAGCTGGAGTTTGAGCGGCACTTTTAGGGCCTGCTCTACCAGCTTTAAGTTCTTCTGAGAAATCTAGTTCCATTATATATAGTATTACACTTTTTTTTTTAAAATTTTTATCCCCAAAGTTTATATACTACAGCAGCAGCTGCGGCTGTCAACAGACCACTAATAAAAATCCAAGTAATTTTATTAAAACCGCTCATAAAAGCCCCTGTCTCGGCAACAGTTTTTTCCATTTCCATCATCCTTGAATTCATGTCCTCTAGTTTTTTAAACAGAACGTCGGTTAAAGTGCCTAGCTGAATTAATTTTTCTTCGGCTCTAGCTATAGAGATAATGGCATCTGATAATTTATCAACCTTCTCCTCTATTCGGGTTAGTCTATCTTGGTTTTCGGACATTAGTATAATTTACACTTTTTTATGTAGTGGTGGGAGTAAAATCGCTACTCATATCCATTATTCTATAAGTGATTCTGAAATAATAATCGTCGTCTGGTGTTTGGCTATTATCTATTAATTGTTGTGTTGCAACAGCATTCTGTGGTCTAAGTAATAATGGCACATTAGGATAAGCTCGAGTTTGATTTACGGGAGCATCTCTTACAATAACAACATCGACCGCCGTGCTCGAGCTATACACGTTATTAATAAGATGGTTAAGAAACTTCTTTTGAAGAGCAGCGTAAGTATTATACTTAAAGTTTGTCTGTAATGAGGGTGTTTTAATAACAAGTTGTAAATCGCCGCCCCAGCCTTTAACTTGTCCTCCGTTCATTGGTGACCACGTTCCTCTATCAATAAACATCTCAATTTCTCTTACAACAATAACTTTATTTGCTCCTGGTGTTGGTATCATTTCGATCCAACTAGAAGGCGTTCCAAAACTCATTGCTTTAGCTTCTGCTCCAGTTACTTTCTTAACAATAACCTTTGAGTCTTGAACCATTGTGCCATCTTCTTTGAAGGCTGCAGTCGTTCTTACTGATGTCGTGTCTGGAAAATCTGCTGCTTCATATGAAGTAGATTTAATATCGGTTGTGAAGACGGGGTCTGCAAGTCGAGCTACTGTAGATGGAATATCCGAATCGACTATTTCGCCGCGTATATCGGCTGACGATTTGTCTTCTACGCTGGTTAATCCAAGAGTTGTTCGTGCCGTCGAGGCATCCGCATCTTGGATTAGATCAGAACCAAAAGTGCTAACCAACGAAGTTAATGCTTCAGCGCTGTCGGCCTTTGCTCCTTGAGTCGCTGTAGCATAAGCAGTTGAATCAGTAGCTGCTGCAGTGCCTAATGCCGCGATTACACCATCAACATAGTCCTTTGTGGTTAAATGTGTACTTGCGGTTGGCGTTGCAGCAGTGGCAGTACCCGTTGCTGAAATATAGCCATTAACCTCGAGGCCGTCTGATCTAACATCAAGCATTGCATTATCGTAACCAATCTTAATTGTTGAGGCGTCTTTATTATAAACGTTCTTGCCAATTGCAATACAATCTGCACCGACCTCAGAGCCTGGTCCTATTTGATAACTTTTGTATCTACCTTCGGAATCTGCATTAAAATGCATTAACTGATCACCAGCAGTAAATCTGTGAAGACCATCAAAGGTGCCTCTTAATATACCAACAAATGAGCTACCAGTAACATTGCTAAGGGCTAAATTACCAGATGGTTCAAATACTCTTCCGTACACGAATTTTGCTTCAGTAGTGCTTGTAACCTCTTTTGCAAACGCCACTTCAGCATCTTTAAATCCGTGAGAGGCGTCGCCGTCAGTTATGACCGTAATAACATCATTTAATTCAAGGCCATGAGCGCTTGAAAAAGAAAGAGAAAATGTATCGGTTTCGGTCGTTCTTGTATTGTCGGTTAACACAGTAACAGTCCCGTCTGAAAGACCCATATACTGAGATGTATCAATTTTATTTATAGTAAATCCGCTGGTTAGTGCGGTTTGATTGCTGCCTTTGGCAACTTGACCAATTGATTTATAATTGCCACCATAAAGAACTACGGTAGCTTGTGCCGCATCTACAGCAGTGACTTCGGCATAAAGTGTTGCCGCAACAATCGCGCCTTCAAAATCTATTGAAATAGTAACTTGCAGAAGATCTCCATTAGACAACACTGCCGACCTATTTGATTCACTTTGAAAAGTAAGTACTGTAGCTTCCGTCCCTCCTGCAGGAAACGAAGCTTCAGAATTTGATGAACGATTATCGGAATCTTGAATAGCTGAAACGTTCCATCCTACTAGGTTGGTTAAACTAACACTTGTAGAGGCAGCACTCCTTGATACCTTATGCCAATTCCAAAATGCAGCTTTATCATTTTTAAGGCTATTGCTCGCAATCGCGTAATATTGTTCTTGAACTCTTTCGTTTGCTTTGCCTGCGCCAACTTGTTGAGTAATGCGATTAATTTTCTGTACCGTATGAAAGTGATTTGAGTTATCTGCAAATGCGCCAGGTAGGCCACTGTTTTTAAATAGATCGTGTGTCGCTGCAATTGGGCCTTCAACCCTTAAGTTCGCTGCGGTCCCATTGTCACTTTTAATTAAAGCCACACTTGTTCCTGGTGTACGATTTGCAGATGGTATATTTAATTTAAAGTGGCCATCAAGCGTTAAGTCTTTTAGTGAAGCGTCGCTGTCTCCAGATACAAAAGTTGACCGAATAGATGAAACATCGCCGCTAATAGAGTTTGTTACTCCAGTTAAAGTGCCACTTAAATTATTTAATGATGCGTTTAGTACGCCAGTTGGGTTAGTTAGCGCTAAATTTAAATTCCCTGTCGCTGCGCTAAGTTCGCCCGTTGCTAAACTAAGTTCGCCCGTTGCTCCAGTTAAATTTTCTGTTGCTGTGTTGAGTACGCCAGTAGCTCCAGTTAAAGTTCCCGTTGCTGTGCTAAGTGCACCCGTTGCGGCTATCAATGATGCTATTTCTGCATCGTTAGATACGATTTGTCCAGATAAAAGACCCCTTGAGATGGTGTTTATTGTTACAGAGGGATTGGTTTGCTCAGTAATTGTTACTTTTATATCTGCCATATTACGCCGAGGTTATATTATTAACAATAGTTACAGATCCAGTCAGTAATTTTAGGGAAGTTCCATCTGTATGGTCAGCGAATATATCATAAGTGCAAGCATTATCTGTTAAAGCAGCAGTTTGTGCTTTTGTAAGAGAAATAGTTGCGGATCCACCCGCGGCATTTGTTTTTACAATGGTAAAAGTAGCTTCAAGTCCATTATCAAAATTTCTCCTTATCTCTCCAGAAAGAGTTCTGTTAGTAAGGTCTAGAGCATTACTATCAGCCTGTGTAAAAGTAGAATCAAAAGAAAATGTAGCTCTTTTTTCTATTGTTATATTAAAAATTCCTGCTGCCATAAAGTGATTTACACTTTTTTATTAGGCTTTTCATGGGTGTAGCCCATGTCTTTCATTTTTAAATGATCCTTATAAGTTTTTGCTTCATAGCTTTTACCCGTTTTTGGATCATACATTGTGTGTGGCTTGTAGTCTTTTTCTGTAAATTCAGACTTTTCTCCCTTAGCTTTTTCAATTTGCTCTTTAGTGGGAGCTCCTTTTTCTCCAAGTTTACGCATTTTTTCTTTAGAGCCTCTCTTAATGCGCTCTTTCTTTTTGCGAATATTCTCCCAAAGACTTGAGTTGCTTTTAATTTGATCTGAAAAATCTAGTTCCATATAAGTTATTTACACTTAACCAGAGCAAGATTCACATTCTAATAAATTTCTGCTCAATTCTTGTGACGGATTAGTCCCTCTTTGGTAATATAAGCTTTTAATTCCCTGCTCCCAAGCAAAAATCATAAGTTGGCTGACATCTTTTGGAGAAGACTTAGGATGAACCATGATATTTAAGCTCTGGGATTGATCAATAAACTTTTGACGTTGGGCAGCTTGAATTAAAACTTCTTTTTGACTAATTTCGCCAAACGTTTTAAACACAGTTTTCTCTTCGTCTGACAAGAACTTCAAATGTTCAACCGTGCCCCCTTTAACTAGAATGCTTTTCCATATCTCTGGAGTATTTTTTTCTTTCTCTTCAAGTAGTGATTCTAGGTATGGATTCTTATATGTAAATTTGCCTTTAGCTAGATCTTTTACAAAATAATTACTATTTAATGGCTCGATGCTTGGAGACACTTGCCCTAAAATGAATGAACTGGAGGTCGTGGGAGCAATCGCCATTGTGGTGACATTCCTCTTGCCGTACCCTTTCAGTAGAGGCGGCTCACCATAAACCTCAGCTAATTGTTCTGTAGCATATTGAGATTTTTCTTGTATTACTTTATGAATTTCAGTATTTAAGAACTTAGCTTTCATTGATTCGAATGGAATCATCTTAGATTGTAGAAAAGAATGCCATCCTAGCACCCCTATACCTAGCGCTCTTTGATTTTTTGCAAAATTCATTGGGGCTTCCATGAAAGGCTTGCCCTTGCATTTATTAATAAACTCCGTCATTACGGCATCTAAAAAATAAGTAAGAGTTTCTACCGCATCTGTATCTTTCCATTCCTCATAATGAAGTAAATTCATAGATGAGAGATTACATACGAACGATTCGTCTTTGCTTGAATGAAGAGCTATTTCTGAACACAGGTTACTTGCATAAATCTGCATACCTTTATCTCGGTAAACTTGAGGAGAATTCCTGTTCACAGCGTTTTTAAACATAACATATGGATACCCGCTTTCAAATCTCTTTTTGATGATTGACCCCCATATTTTTCGCTTGTCTTTGTCCCCCGCAAGCATTTCTTTCATCCAGGTGTCTGTAATTGTGACACCTATTGATAGATTTTGTATGGCGTTACCATCTCCTCTGATTTGTAGGAATTCCAAAATGTCTGGGTGCTCTACTGGCAGGTAAGCCGCAAAGCTACCCCTACGAACATTGGATTGTGAAACTACGTTTGCTATCGTTTCGAAAATTTCTAAAAAATGAACTGGACCATTTGATTTGCCTCCACTATTTATTTCAGCGCCTCTTTCTCTCAACTCTCCAAAGTATCCAGAGGTTCCGCCTCCACCCTTTGTCATCATGCCTACCTCTGAGCTTTTCTTGAGAATGGCCTCCATTGTGTCTTCTATATAAGAACCAAAGCAAGAAATAGGCAAACCTCTTTCTTTTCCGAAATTGGCCCAAATAGGAGACGACAAGGAATACCATCCCTTTGCCATGTAACTCTGAAATTTTTCAGAGAATCCAGGTATAGCTAGAACCTTCTGAGCCGAATCTGCAATAGTCGCGATTCGCTCTTCTGGAGTTTCTCCCTCTTCTAGATAACCCCTCTTGAGGAATGTTCTTGAATCTTTGTTCAGCCAGTAATAATCCTTTAAGCTCATATTATTTATTTAATGTTTTTAGTAACTCTTGAATGGTCTCAATTTTTGAACTGAGTTGATCTATGTTAGATACCTTCTTCTCTACCTCTTCGCCTATGTCGGAGTGCTCTCCAATCGCAACTGGGTTGCTAAGGTATACCATTAAATCTTTTGTTTCTATAGCTTTTTGGCCAATTAGTTTTTGTAATATCGCTTCTAAATAATCCATAATTAAAATAAATCGTTTTCGTCAAATGATTTGTCCTTTTTCGAGTATTCGACAGGACGCTTGAAGAAGAAGTCGGTGGCGGAATTGCCTAATACATCTTCATCAAACCACATGGTAAGGTTTATTTTATCTTTGTCAACATCAAAAACCTTTTGAAAGCCAATTTGTTCCAAAGATTCGTTGAGTCTGTTTTTAATAAATTCTTTTAAAATGTCTGCATTGAGGCCTTCCCTGTTGTAATCGCCAATGATCCAATCAATAATGCTAGACTCAGCTTCAAAGGCGCATTGAGCCTCTTCTTTCAGTCTGTCTGGTAGGTCGGCGTTAAAGAGTTCTGGATATTCCTCTCTTAAGGTATTTAAAATTTTTGTTCCAACTAGTCCGTGAATATTCTCTTCACGACTCGTATAGGCTACTTGCTGAGCGGTATCCTTCAGTACATTATCAAATCTGTTGAACCAATTAATAATATAGAACTGGCTAAAAAGAGAAACATTCTCAACAAACAAAGTAAATAGAATCATCGAGTAAATGTATTGCTTCTTATCGTCTTTGTAGCATTTTTCTAGATATTTCTTTAGGTAGTCGATGCGCCCTCTAATAATGGGAAGTTTTAAGTTTTCTTCGAAAACATCCTCTAACTCAAGCACGCTTAGTAGGCGCTCATAGGCGTTATTATGGATGACCTCAATATTGGCCATAACATATCCAAGGTCAGTGATTCCTGGGTGAGGTAAATGATTGCCTAAGTTAGCCCAAAACTTCTTAACAGAAACCTCAACTTGCCCAATAGCAGAAAGAGTTCTCTTTACGATCTCTCTCTCTTGGTCGTTTAGGTTTACTTTAAAATCCTGTACATCAGATTGGAAATTGAATTCCTTGTCAGTCCAGAAGCCATTGTGCATAGCGTTTACAAATTCATCTGTCCATGGATAGAGATTTGGTTTCCTTGATACTTGTTCCTCGAATAGCATACCCATGAATTTACACCCCCATATTTAAAAGTCAAGTATTTTTTACAAAAAGAAAAAAATATATTTTAGGTCTTGACTTTCCGTGTATTCGTTGTATAATCTATCGTATTGCGAGTGAGCGAACGGAGTGAGCGAGTGAGTAATACATATATATTAAGTATTTAAAGTATTTATAAGATATTTATTAAATATATATTAAAATAAGACAAAAAATTGTCTTGACTTATTTGTTTTAATGTATTTATTAAGCGCTTAATGATCAAATTAGAACAAGATATTAACGACTTCTTTTTTTGCACTAGTGCCGACTGGTCTACAGTCGTAAAAGCTGGAAACGAAAATGAGGCGGCAAGCAAAGCTGTAAGTAAGGTTATGGATGAACTCAAAGAAGGAGCTTTGATATCCCCGTGCTTAAGGGTAAAAAAAATAAAAGAAAAATTTGAAGATTCAGATGTTCTAATTAGAATAGATAAAGTTTTAGCAGATATAGGCATGCACAAGGAATCTAGATCTATGTCTGAAATTTTAAAAAATTTAAAAAAATGATTGGAATAAGCGGATTAGCGAGATCGGGTAAAGATACATTAGCCAATAATTTGGCCGATATAATAACTGCTGAACTAGGTGTAGAGGTGAAGATATTATCTTTTGCAGACAGGATAAAGCACCAGTTGAAGGATGTGATTAATGATAATTACAATATAGACCCATATACCGAAGATACAGAAGAGAAAAAAATAATTAGAGATATTCTAGTTAGCCATGGAGAAACCATGAAGAAAATTTATGGCAAGACAATTTGGGCAGACCTAGTAATAAATAATATCGAAAAAGCCGAAGACAAGTTTTTTCCTATAATTTCTGACGTTAGATTTGATTTTGAAGCAGAGAAGGTGAAGCAAAACGACGGACTTATTCTTCATATATCTAAACAAGGAAATAAGCCCCCAAATGAAATAGAAGCAAAGAACGACCCACTTGTTCAGAGGGTGGCCGATATCTGTCATTCTTGGCCAGAATATGAACCTGACGATATGTCGGAATGTAAGGATCATGCATATATTTTGTGGCAAATGTTAAAGCAATATAATAAACAATGGAAAACGATATATACTTAATAGATAAGGTCAAAAACCATGCCGACCAGGAATCAATAAAAGAACTTATTGATAGGCATTCTGGTATATATGTAGAAATGGTAAATAAGTACCTGCCAGAATCAAACGAAGGTCTCAATAAGGAGGACGTTCTTCAAGATAAAGATTTTTGTATATACGACGCGGCTATAAAATTTGATGAAACAAAAAACGCTAAATTCAGCACCTATATAGGTAATTTAGCCAGATGGAAGTGCTTAAACATTTATAATAAAAATATTAAATTTCCACAATCGTCTATTTCTGAGATTTTTGATGATAGTGTAAGTTGCGAATCTGATTTAAAAAGACTAGAAAAAGAAGAATTAATAAACAAAATATTTTGCAAGATAGATTCTATGGATGATAGTAGGATCAAAAAAATATTTAGAATGAGATATAAAGACGGAAGAAAATTGACTCCTTGGAAAAAGATTGCGAAAAAGCTTGACTTATCAATTCAAGGATGTATAAATATCCATAACAAACATTTAACAGAGATAAAAAAATATGTATAGTAATATAACAATGGTGGGCAATCTCGCAAGAGATCCCGAATCGCGTCAGGCTGGTGAATATAATGTCACACGCCTTGTAGTAGCAGTAAATGATGGTCGCCAAAAGGACAAGGTTTCTTATGTCGATGTTGAAGCTTGGGGTAAGTTAGGCGAAAATTGTCAAAAGTACCTCACCAAAGGTCGTCAAGTATTAGCGGATGGCCGACTTGTTCAAGATACCTGGGAAAAGGACGGAAAGAAGAATTCCAAGCTTTATGTAAAAGCTAATAATGTTCAATTCTTGGGAGGCAAGGGAGAGAAAGCCGAAAGTTCCTCTTCGCCCGCTCCATCAGGCGCTGATGAAGAAATTCCATTCTAATGGATTTAATTGTAGAAGCTCCTATCAATTCCCTTTCTTTTGGGAATGTATCATATAACATCCTCCGCCAATTATGGCGGAAGGGTGTTAACGTGAGCTGGTTTCCCCTGTCAGGAAATGCCGATTTTAAATCTTTTGATAAAATAGACAAAGATTTCTTTGAATGGTTAAAAGAGTCATCCTCTAATGCTAACTTAAAAGTAAAAAAGGATATTCCATCTTTCAAGCTTTGGCACCTGAATGGGTCTCATGGCAGAATAGGAAAAAAACAAGCTCTTTATACTTTTTACGAACTAAATCAGCTCACAGAAACGGAGATTAATTTAGCCAAACTACAAGATAAAGTTTTTTTACCAAGCGAACATTCAGTCGACCTATTTAAAGAAAAAGGTATAAATGCTTCGGTTCTACCAGTAGGTTTTGATGAAGATTTTGCAAAAATAGAAGGCGTCAAGCTAAACCCAGAAGTCGTTCATTTTGGTCTTATGGGTAAGTTTGAAAAAAGGAAACATACAGAAAAAATTATAAAACTTTGGTTATCTAAATTTGGTAACAACAGTAAATTTCAACTTACTGTTTGTGTTACAAATCCATTTATAGACAACAATGAGATGAATGACATTTTGTCTAATTGTTTGTCTGGCAAAAGATATAGTAATATAAATTTTCTTTCTTATTTGAAATCTAACTCAGAAGTTAATCAATTATTGAACTCAATTGATATTGATCTGACTGGATTGAGCGGAGCAGAGGGTTGGAATATCCCAGCATTCAACGCCTCTTGTTTAGGTAAATGGTCTATAGTCTTGAATGAAACCGCCCACAAGGATTGGGCAAACAACGAAAATTCAATACTTGTAGAATCCAATGGCAAAGTGCCAGCTTATGATAGTAAATTTTTCGTAGAAGGTCAGCCGTTCAATCAAGGAGATATCTTCACTTGGGATAGTGACATTGTGTCACAAGCGATGGATACAGCTGTCTCTAAAAAGGGACAAATTAACACTGAAGGAGAGAAATTAAAAGAACAATTTTCTTACAGTCGCTCTGTAGACCGCTTGCTTAAAGGGATTGAAGAGATGTCTTAATATTGGCACGGGCTTTGCAAAAGGGAAAGTCTATGTATTCAAACTTATTAAATCAAATTGAAAGCGCCTTTTATAAAGGCCTTAGTGATGACTCTTTCCAAAAACACGGAAAAGGTTATGTTGGTCCATTAGATATTGAAGATAAAGAAAATTATTACCTAGTAAAAAAGGTTATTGTTGGATTTGATTCAAAAGAAATTACCGCAAATGTTCGCAAGAGTATTTTAAAGGTTTCGGTTGATGACGAAAAAGGCAAGCCCAGCGAAGTCCTTAGCTTAAGGATTGATAACGATAGTATTGATGTTACTAAAATTTCATCTAATCTTAAAAATGGAATCCTTAAAATTAAACTTCCGAAATCAGAAAATTCTAAAACTGTTAAAATTTCAGTAGAATAAATCAAAGCCCTCGATTGAAAATGTCGGGGGCTTTTTTATAATTAGTTATGCCTTTATATTTATACGAAAACAAAGAGACTGGAGAAGTCTTAGAGGTCCTACAAGGGATGAACGACACTCACGAGTATAACGGTGAGAACGAATCGGAGAAAGGCCTCTGGAGGCGCGTATACGTCAATCCTAACATGTCTACAGATACCAAGCTTGACCCATTTAGCGAATCCTCATTTAGGGCTTCAACCGTCGGTAAGAACGATACGTACGGACAACTTTTTGAGCGTAGTGCCGAAGCTTCTGAAATGAGGGCCCAACAGGCTGGAGGAATCGATCCAGTAAAGAAAAAAACATATGAGGATTATAGCAAAATGACCAATGGTAAAGCGCACCCACATCAAATGAAAGAAAAAATGAACGAAGCGATAGAAAAAGCTTCAAAAAAAGGTATAAATATAGAAATTTAAAATTATTATAAAAAATGAAAGTAATACTAGAACAAGAAGAGATTAACCTCATCAATCAGATCCTTGCGGATTTTCCAATTAGAGAATTAAATAGAGTTCAACAAATAATGAAAATTATCGAATCAAAAATTGAAACTGAAGAGACTGAAGATGTCGACCTCGAAGAAAGCAACTAGCCTTATATGGCTGATATTTGTATCTTTCCCCAAGCTGATGAATTAGCATCACCAGTTTTTACTAATAAAAACTCTCCGCTATACATAACAGATCCTGGAACGCCATCGTTTTGAGTTGTATTATTTGAAGTTCCTTTTGGTAGATTTAAATGAGTTCCTTTTTCAAAATCTAAGAATAAAGAGTTTTCGGTTTTTGCTGCAGATGTTACATTATCTGTTGAAATAATTCTTCCGTCATTTATAACGCTGCCTCCATTAAAATTGGAACTCGCGAATTTACCAATAATTATAGTTCTATCGCCAGTTACTAAATTATTATAACCTAAAATAGTATTGTGATCTCCGCTAACGCTATTACCCGAACCATTTATAAACAAACCATCGCACCCACTCACGATATTGGAATTACCAAAAACAGCCATATTTCTGAGGTTCCCAGATAATTGATTTGTAGCGCCCGCCAAAAACGTAAAATTACCTAGAGATTGGTTGGACTCTGTCGATTCTATGGTATTAAAATTTCCCAATATATTTATTGGTCCATGAGAGCCTAGATTCGAGAATGAGTTTTCTTTTCCTTGTATACTTAAACTATTCGATTCGCCACTTACTTCGTTTTCGTTGCCAAAAATATTAACAAAATCTGCTTCAGCCGCATTTGTCAACCCACTAATAGTATTATCTCTACCTAAAACGGAAGACCTTCTACATCTGTGCAGTTTGTTTCTGTCCCCAAATACCCTCGCGCCACTAACAATTTGAAGGTCACAACTATCAGAGCTATCAAGATACGTATCACTGCAGCCACTCATTGTACCCAGACCGACTGCAGTAGAAGAACCAACCCTGGTAGTGTTATTAATTACACATCTACGAGAATCAACAACCTTTAATAATGACGAGTTATTTATAACTATATCTTCACCCCCCGTAACGCTTAGGTGCCTTGAATTATTTAAGAAAAGATTATCACACCCACTTATTTTTAAGGCTGGCGCATTAAAGACCACTGGTTGAGTACAAGAAGAAATATAATAATCTTCCTGATTTAAAATCTCGCTTTGACCACCAACTGCTCCCCCAAAAATAAACGGAGCCCCAAGCCTGTCCAAATTATAATTATTCGCAAATACAAATCCAAGATCGTTATTATTATCATATATTGACTGGGATCTGCTGCCACCGCTAATAGTATTCTGAGTACCAAATACAAAATAGTTATCAGGATTTAAGAAAGCCGTAGTTGTGCCAGGGATTAGCTGCGCGTCTGTTATATCATTGCCACTTCCAAAAACT